GGGGGTGTGAACCCCATGTATGCCGCCCAGTATCTTGACAACAGGGAGTACCTGTTCGACGAGGAACGGGTGACGATCTGGGAGTATTACGACAGATTCACCGCAATCAGGTCACGATCCGCCGTCGTAGTCCGAGGCCAGTGCCGGCCACGGTACAGGTCGTTGAGCCGCCACCAGGTCTCATCGAGACCCTCCTGGTCGCGCCAACGACGCGCACGATCAATGCGCTGCCGGTACTGATCCAGGGTTTCGCTACGAGTCTTACGAGCCATCAGAAATACGCCTTGTCAGGCAGCCTTTCAATGTTGCGTCCCTGAGACTTCGCTTCCTGGTACCGCTTGTCCCCCAGCTCGCGGCGAGACAGGTGCTGCTCGTCGGCAGGCAACTGGGAGCGGTAACCCACCTTCGTGTCAACGCGCAACGTCAGGAGCTTCTGACGCCACTCCCAGAGGTCTCTGAGTTCATCCGAACCCACAGGCCCCCGAAGAGATTCCGTATATGAAACGAAATCATCAAACGTCGCATCAGGTGGCAGAACCGCCACAGTTACGGACGCTTGGTGTGCGGGGCGGCGTTATGGCCCTTCAGGTCAGGCTGCGGCTTCCCAGGCTCAACCTTGCCGACAATGCCATGCTGGTTGACCGGCGTGTCACGCACCGAGGTCTCACCGTAGCCGCCAGTCTGATTGGCGTACTTCGGGTCGCCAAAACGCTGCTTCGGCGAGTTGGGAGCCGCCGGCTCCCAAATCGGGTTAGACACGACAGAACCGCCGCGTTCCATCCTGTTGTTCTGCCCCTTCGGGCCATCAACGGTTTCCGTGCCGCTCGTAAACGACACAAAGTTCTTCACTGCCATAAAGGCACCTCTCGGATTGTAGGGATCCCTACTTAGATAAATACGGTGTCCCACGCACCGTCGTTCCACCGATCCGCAAATCGTCACCCACAGCACCAGAACGATCCGCCAAACGGGCAAACCAGTCCACAGTCCAGTAGTCATCGACCTTCTGCACAAACTCAGGCGCATACGCATACTTCCGCATCTGATTCGCCAAAGCCAAAGCAATCACACGATCATCGTAAGGCGACCCCGACATCGACCCCCGCTCATTGCGGACAAACGTCCGCAACTCCGCAATCGTATGACGGTCATAAATCGTCAACTCGTTGTTCCGCAACGCCATTGACAAATCGTCAATCATCAACGGCTTCGTCGTCCGAGTCGTCTTCCACCCAAACTCCTGAGACACCTTAGAAGTCGCCTGATTCAACGAACGACGCCGAAACAGATTCGGATACCCCAACTGGCGCAACATCGTGATCGTCGTCAACCCATGATTGTTCGACTCGACGCAACACAAAGCATCCCGATACCAAAGCCCCAGAGACAAAACCTCGTCAGCCAACGCATCAGGCGGAATGTGCCCATGCCACGCAGCGACCAGCTCCCCCGTGTTCAAATCCAAAACATGGGCGCACGAATAATCCCCGTGACCCAGGCCCTCAGCCGTATCCACCCCCATCACATAGCCGTGCTGCGGATGCGGATGCACCCACACCTCCAAACTCATAGCCTGAACTCCACAGCCCTAGCCGACACCTTGTGCAAATACCCCGACTCGCCAAACCTGACATGGCGACCCATCTCCTCCAACAAATCCAGATCAAACACAGGATTACCCGACTTGACAAACGCCTCCTCAGGCGTCGTCGGATACTCCTGAGCGAGCTGCCACGGCAACAACGCCTGCTTCTTCTCCGCATACCAAGCCGGCCCACGATCCTCAGCAGCCGACCAAGGAAAAAACATCGACTCGAACTTGTTTGCACCAGTCGTCGAACCCACCCACAGTTCGTGAAAAAAGTTGCCAGACCCATTCGCCGTAGACAAACCGATGATGCGGCCACCCACATCGGCGACCGGCTCTATAGAAGCCCACGCCTCCTCAGCGTTCGGCAAAAACGCCCACTCGTCAACCACAACCAACGTAGCCGACTCGCCTCGGGCAGGATCAGACGCCGAAGGCATCGAAGTAATCTGGCTACCATTCCCGAACCCCATCTTCTGCTGATGCTCAATCAGCGACTTCGGGCCACGATCCAACATCCACCTCGGCATGTGGGCAAACCCGTACTTCGACTTACGCAACAACAACACCGACTCGCGTTCTGTGCGAGACAAATCGATCACATTCTGATCGGCGTGAAAAAACGCCAACCAAAACTGGTGAGCAGCCACCAACGTCGTCCACCCGATCTGACGGGCCTTCAACGACAACGAATACCGGTTCTCAGCCCAATGCTTCAAAGCCTCCGCCTGAGCCTTCCGCAACTTGAACAAGATACGCCCCGCAGCAGGATGAGCTATATACCAATAATGTTCAAGAAAATACCGTTCATTGCGGACACACTTCCGCCACTCCGCCTCCTGACGCAACTCGGCCAGACGAGACACTACGAACCCACCTCAATAAAAATGCACTCCCCAGGACAATCCTCCGCAGACTCAATGACAGCCTCAAGTAGTTCTTCCGAAAACGTCGCCACACCCGTCGACATCTTCAACAACGGCTCCCCGTCGCCGCCATCAGGGCCGGCAATCGACTTCCAATGCTCTTCCTTGACGTAAGCCAACCCGTCATCAGCGTGCATGCCGAAAATGGGGGGACAGATCTCCGCACACAACCCGTCACCCGTGCAAAGATCCTGATCTATCCAAACTTTCATCGCCCATCAGATCTCCCCACCCACATACGGTTCCGACACCGCAGCCGCCATATCAGAACAGCACCCATGCGACACATGCTTCTCAGCCAAACTCGGATTCAAATGGCAAGGACACCCACACTCAGTTACAGGCATCGCACGTGTCCACCTCATCCACCCCACACTCCAAAGGCTCCTCATTCAAAAACGGGTCACCCCACGGCCCCAGAATCGGACGCTCACCAAACGCCTCCTCACGCCACTCAAGAAGCTCATCGCCAGGCCCAATCACACCCCGCCCCCCACACAACACGACCCGTACGGGCACAACAACCCCCGACGATGAAAATCGAACACCTCGCGGCGCACCTTAGCGCGCTCCGCCCGACGATCAGCCCGCAACAAACGCATCCGCTTCGCCCGATCAAACCTCACCGTGCACCACCTCAACCTCGACACCGTCGCCACGAAACTCGGCGACCAGAGCCTCCAACTCGTCAGCCAGCTCCAAATCCGACAAACCAGAAGCAGCACGCTCATCGTCGACAATGACACGCCGCTTCGGCGTGAACTTGTCGATGTACTGCAAATACAACGACGCCGCCTTCACATCCCCATCCGCAGCCTGCCTAAACAACGCATCAATCACCGACTGCGTCCGCTCAGGATGAATATTCAACTCAGCACAACGACGATCCCACTCCCTCACAAACCTCGGATCACGCTTAATGCGCCGCAACGAATCAACATGAATGTCGCGACCCTCCGACCACTCCTTCTGAGTACGCGGACTCCGCTCAGGCCCCAGGAGCAACCACTCCAACAACTCCCCCCAAAGCTCAGGCATCTCACGCTCACCAGACGCACCCACCGCCCAGCCACGACCACCACCATTCTGCGGCATGTCAACACCTCCACTACAAACCCGAACCGTCCCATGTGGGACAGCAAGAACACTTCACTGAGGGGGGCATCAGATATCAGACATCTGATATCAGAAGACACCCCAACAACGGCGGGGTGTCATCAGATATGAATGCTGCCCACAGGTGGCATGCATGTACAGGAAAGTTGACCCACTGTCAACGAATCCTGATTTGAACACGCACCGTATATAGTTATCTATACATATACGTACGCGAACCCCCCGCCCCCCCCTCGGGGGGTGGTCGGGCGGACGGGCGCTCGCTCGAGCGCCTGGTGCGCCGGCGCCTGCGCCTGCAAGGCTTGAGGCCGGCTGACGGCTGATCGTGCCCCGTTGTCGTGATAACGGACATTATCAGCACAAGGATTCCGCGGAATGACGCGGGCCAGGCGCTTCCCTCCCCTATCGGATGCCTGATATGCGCCCGATATGCACGCGGCCAGGCATCCAT